GATTGTGTATGAATCTGGAAGATTTGCAGACTTCCCGTGGAGGTGGTCATGGCTGGACGTGGACAACCTCCCAAAGCCGACCGCCGAAACCGCGCTCCGCTCACTCGTGGCACTGCGAAGGCATCACCTGATGTTGGTTGGCAGCATGGCAAGGTTCCCCCGCCCCCTGATGGGCTGATGCCGGCGTCAATCGATGCGTGGTCGACGTGGATGGCGTCGTGGTTCGCTACTCACTGGACGCCGAGCGATCTGCCAGGGTTGCGCCAACTGGTGCGGCTCTACGATCAGGTTGAGCGTCAAGAGTTCCAACGTGCCGGCGAGTTGCGGTTGCAGATGGACACCTACGGCATCACCCCGAAGGGCCAGCAGGATCGCAGGTGGTCTGCGCCCGAGGCTCCAAAGGCTCCCGCTGTTGGTGGCACTCCGTCGCCTGGCACGTATTCGCATTTGCGTGCGGTCTGATGCCGTGGAAGCCGCGGCATCCTGACGATTTCCCGTCGCTGGGTTGGGGTGTGCTGGATTGGTGGGCCGAGTTTCTGCCGTCGCCGCGCGACTCTGCGCTTCCGTTCATCTTGACGGATTCGCAGGCGCTCGGGATTCTGGAGTGGTTCCGGCTTGATGATGCTGGGCGGCGTGTGTATCGGCGTGGCTATTCGCGCCGGTCGAAGGGTCGGGGCAAGTCTCCGATTGAGGCAGGCAAGGCGTTGGCCGAGTTCGTTGGCCCGGTTCGGTTCGCTGGTTGGGATGCCGAAGGGCAGCCGGTTGGTGTGCCGTGGGGTGTGCTTGACGGCGACCCGCGCCCGTGGGTGCAGGTGGCTGCAGTGTCGGAGCGTCAGACCGAGAACACATACTCGGTTATCAACTACTTCTTGGCGGAGAACGATGGGCGTGCGGCCGATGCACTGAACATCGACCGGGGTATCACCCGCTGTTATCTGCGTGGGGTGCCTGGTGCGAAACTGGAACCGGTCACCGCCGAGGCTGGTACCGCTGAGGGCCAACCGATCACGTATGGGGTGCTCGACGAAACCCATCTGTGGACGCCGCGTAACGGTGGGGTGAAGCTCGCCCGGACGATGCGCCGCAATGTCGGCAAGATGAACGGGCACTCATTCGAGACAACCAACGCTTTCGTTCCCGGTGAAGGTTCGGTCGCTGAGGGTTCCTACAAGTCTGTTCGTGCTGGTGCTGCTGGTGTGTATGCCGATGAGATCGAAGCACCCCGAGAGATTGACGGTGTTGCGGTTGACGCTGATGCGCCGGACGCGGTGATTCGTGCGGCGATGGCCGAGGCGTATGAGGATTCGTGGTGGGTTGACCTGGACCGGTTGGTGGCCGATGCTCGTGACCCTGAGATGGAATGGGGCGACGTTTGTCGGTTCTTCTTCAACTGGAACCAGAAGGGTGCAGGCTCAGCGGTTGACCCGAAGCAATGGGATGCGCTCAAGTCTGACCGCAAACCTGAACCCGGTGAACGTATCGGGCTCGGCTTCGACGGTTCGATATCCGATGACACAACCGGCTTGGTCGCTTGCACTGCTGACGGTCACCTGTGGCTGGTCGAAGAATGGAAGCGGGCACGTCACGACGATGGCCGCCCGGTGCAAGGGTGGACGGTTCCACGGTTGCAGGTTGGCGAGAAGGTCCGCGAGACGTTCGGCCTGTACGACGTGGGCCGGATGTTCGGTGACCCGCCGAAGTGGGCGACCGAACTCGAATCGTGGGCTGATGAGTTCCGTTTGATTGGCCGGCCGAAAGATGAAGCTGAGCGGGTGTTGGCGTTCGACACGAATCAGCGCTCGAGGTTCTGCAAAGCGGTCGACCGGTTCATGACCGCCGTTCGCGCTGGGCTGATTTCACACTCGAACGATGAACGGTTGAACGCTCACATCCTGGCGGCTTCGTTGGAGAAGATCCGCACGACTGCCGACGAGTCGGATCAGCGCACCATGTACGTGATCGTGAAGCCCGAAGATGGCCGCAAGGTCGACCTGGCTGTAGCCGCTGTGTTGGCATACGAGGCAGCGATGACAATGCCGATCATGGCGGAACCGAAGCCCGTCTTTGCGGTGTGAAAGGAGGGCCAATGCGCGTCACTGTCACGTCCATTCTTGAGTTGCTCGGCTTCGTGTCGTTCGTCGCTGGTCTATTCCTCACGTTCTCTGTCGGCCCGGCGTTACTGATTGGTGGCATCGTGCTCGTTGTTCTCGGTGTGGTGCTCGCATGAGTCTGCTCGTTCGTACTGCTCCCGCTCCGTCTCGGCGGTTTGTTGATCCGAATGTCATCCCTGCACCATCGGCTACGACTGGTGGCGTTGGCTACCGGTACGTCACCGAAGATGCGATGCGTGTCGCCGCTGTCGTGGCGTGCGTTGGGTTGCGTTCTGGTGCGCTCGCTCAGATCCCGTTGAAGTCCTACGTGGACGGCCCAGTGTCGAAGCTGACCGAGCCGCAACCGGAGTTACTGGTAGCCCCTTCGTCGCAGCGTGTTGTTGTGCCATCGGTGTGGAAGATTCAGATGTCGATCTCTCGTGACATCTGGGGGTACGCAGCTGGCCCGATCAAGGCGGTTGATGCGTCTGGTGTTCCGTCGAAAGTGGATTGGGTATGCCCCACCGACATCCGCACGAACGTCACCGCTGGGCGCATTGAGTGGTGGCTGGCCGGTCAACCGATCGACTCGTCGCTGATGTTTCATGTGCCTTCACGCTGGGTGTCGCCTGGCAACCCGCTCGGCATGTCCCCGCTGGAGCATTCCGGCCTGGTTGACCTAGCGAAGAAAGCTCAGGATTTCGGGCGCGACTGGTTCCATAACGGCGCTGTCCCGTCAGCGATCCTGTACTCAGACAAAGAACTCACAGGCACACAAGCCGACGACATTCTGACCAAGATGAAGGCCCGCTGGTCGCGCCGTCAACCCGCCGTCATTGGTTCAGGCATGAAGTTCGAGCAGGTGTCAGTACCGGCGAACGAGTCGCAGTTCATCGAAACGATGCAACGTGTCGCCGCCGATATTGCGATTTCGTTCAACCTGCCGCCGTCGAAGATTGCCGCCGCCGTCGCATCGGGTGGCGACATCAAGTATCAGAACCTAGAGATGTCCACGCAGCAGTACCTGATGGACTCGATCAACCCTGACCTGGTGGTCACACAGGAAGTAATCGGCACGTATCAGCGGGCCAACACGTATCTGCGGTGGTCGACGGGTGCGTTCCTGCGGGCGGATCTCAAGACCCGTTACGAGTCTTACAAGGTTGGTCTAGAGGCCGAGTTCCTGACCGTTGAAGAGGTTCGAGGCTGGGAAGAACTACCCCCGTTGAAGGAGGAGACATGAGCAGACCACCGATGGAACGTCGGGTCACAAGCCAGCCTTTTGAGGTTCGATCCAATACCGATGGAACGATCGGCGTGCGTGGCTACGCGGCTGTGTTCAACTCTGAGGCTCACGGCGAAGTGATTCGCTCGTCTGCGTTCAACCGCACCCTGGGGCTCCTGCCAGACCGGAAGGAGAAAGATGACGTCAAACTCCTCATCAACCATGACGGGATGCCGCTGGCCCGCAACCTGTCTGGATCGCTCGATTTGGGCGTTGATGACCGTGGGCTCTGGTTCGACGCCCCTGCGCTAGACCCGGCCAACCCGCGCGTACAGGAACTTGTTTCAGCCATGTCCCGCGGCGACATCGACCAGTGCAGTTTCGCTGGATTCTTCAGGGAGGCACCGACGAACTCTGGCGGCTTACGAGAAGTGCGCGACGTGCAACTCGTCGATGTGTCCATCGTCACCTATCCGTGGTACGAAGAGACAACCGTCGGCCTGACCGGTGACCGAGATCTCGACCGGGCGCTGGTGTCCATGCGGGCACTTGACCCGGCGAAACGTGAAACGGTGCTGGCCCAACTGGAGCCCACCGAATCCAAGAACGACGACGACGCTCAAGACGAAGAGTCTGAAGAGCGCGACGACGCACAGACCATGACGGTCGAAGAAGCCCGGGCCCTGCTCGGCATCTGACGAACCCGGAGCCTGACCCGGAGCCTTTAGGCCACCACGCAGCGCCACCACGTCGTCCCCTCACAACAAACCCCCAAGTCTGAGGAGACATTCAAATGCCTGATACCCAAAACCCAGCCGAGGCGCGCACCCTCGTCGATCTCCAGATCGCCGCCCGCGCCGAAATCACCGCTCCCGCAACCGCTGCCATTGAGTTGGCCGCTTCCGAAGAGCGCGCCCTGACCGCCGAGGAAACCGAACTGGTGACCCGCGCCGCTGCTGAATCGGCAGAGATCGACGCTGCCATCCAGTCGACCGTGCAGATCGTTCGCGGCAACCACATCAGCACCGAAGGACTCGTCCCCCGCTCTGTCGGTGGTGCGATCGTTCGCAGCGAACCGACGACCTACGGCTCAACCCGCCAGGCCGCTGAGCGCAACCCGCACTCCTACATCCGTGACCACACCGCCGTGGCACTCGGTCTGGCCGGTTCCCGTTCGGCTGCCGAGCGGCTCGAGCGTCACGCCAACGAGATGGCCGTGGAAGCACGCGCCGGCGACACTGGCGACACCGCCGGCGGCACCTTCGTCCCGCCCCTCTGGGTGCTGTCGGAGTTCGTCGGCACAAAGCGGCCCGGCCGAGTCACTGCCGACCTTGCCCGACAGATGTCGTTGCCTGGTGGTACCGACTCGATCAACATCCCGACGATCACCACGGGCAACGTGGTCGACGTGCAGGCAACCGAGAACAGCGCAGCGACAACGCGCGACCTCGTGACCAGCTCGACGACCGCCGACGTCACCACGGTGGCCGGTACCTACGACTTCTCACTCCAGTTGCTTGAGCAGTCCGCTCTCGCTGGTGGATGGGATTCGCTGGTGTACGGCGAACTGTTGGACGACTACAGCCGCCGACTCGACACGCTCGTGCTCGACGGCACCGCCGCCAACAACCAGCCTCCCGGCATCTACAAGGTGGCTGGTACAACGGTGTACGCATCGTCAACCTCGTCGACCACGGCACAGACGCAGATCTTCCAGGGTGTCGCTGATGCGATCAGTCGAATCTCGACGACTCGCTACGCCACCCCCGAAGTGATCGTCATGCACCCGCGCCGCTGGTTCTGGCTGTGCTCACGCGTCGACGTCAACGGCCGGCCGATGGTCACCCCTGACGCTGCTGGTGGGCAGAACCTGCTCGCTGCGATGGGCATCACCGCCTATCAGGGCATCGTCGGCACCATGCTCGGTTTGCCGGTGGCGATTGACGCCAACGTCAGCACCGCCGCTGGTACGTCTGAGGACCGCATCGCTGTGTGGAAGGCGTCCGACGCAATCCTGTGGGAAGGCACCCCGCGCTTCGAGGTATTCAGAAGCGTGCTTGGCGCGACCACGGATACGCTCACGGCTCGTGCCCGTTTTTACAATTACGCCGCATTCAACAGTCGCTTCACAACCGCAACAGCGGTGGTCGGCGGAACGGCTCTCAGTTCACCCACATTCTAAACGTAACTGTGGTAGACTGAATAAAGACAATGGCCCCCAGGGAGTGGTTCCCTGGGGGCCAGGTCGAACAGCCTTTAGGAGGGCTGACCGACATGGAAAATGGTACATGTTCAGTTGATGGATGTGAGCGAACGGTTCAGGCCCGAGGCCTCTGCTCGTTGCACTATTACCGAGTCCGGCGCTTCGGTGCACCTGGCTCGCCGGTGGTGGTGAGGGCAGACCGCTCGGGGTCATGTGAAGCCGAAGGGTGCGACGCCCCGATTCGTGCTCGCCGCCTATGCACACTGCACTACGAACGGATGATAAAGCACGGTCGTCTGGATCGTGCCGAGAGGATCGCCGCATCATGCGGTATCGCTGATTGTGGTCGGAAGGTGAAAGCTCGCAATCTCTGCGAACTTCATTACGACCGGATGATTCGCAGAGGGCATCCGCCAGAGGGTGGCCCGAAGCGCGGCTATCCCGGCGTCCCGAGTGGTGGCGTGTGCAACGTTGACGGTTGCGAGCGCGACGCAGCTACGGCTGGTTTATGCGGGATGCATTACGCACGAGTCCGCTGGAGTGGCGAAACCGGAGAAGCGGCTCCCCGTATCGGCAACACGCGGTCGATTACATCCCAGGGCTACGTGTCCGTCAGCGACCCCCGGCGCAAGGGCAAGCGAATCAAAGAACATCGCCTTGTCATGGAGCAGCATCTTGGCCGGGAACTTCTGCCGCATGAGAACGTTCACCACGTCAACGGCGTGCGTGATGACAACCGCCTAGAGAATCTCGAACTGTGGAGCAAGTCGCAGCCCAGCGGGCAGCGCGTTGCAGAGAAGGTCGCATGGGCCAGGGAGATCCTGGCGCTGTACGGCGACCTTCCAGAGTTCTAACCGAGCCCCCTGCGCGGCTCGGTCCCTAATCGTCAGGACCGAGCCCGCGCCGACGCGCAGGTATGCGCGGGTTCCGGTCCTGGCTCCCTGCGCGAAGGAATCAGAAATGACCGACGAACCGAAATGGTCGCCAATCGGCGCGACCGAAGCAGACCTACCGCAAGGCCCCGAACAGGGCAAGGTCGCCATCTGCTACCTGTCAGGCACCGATGTGTCTAACGGGTTCATGATGTCGATGCTGAACCTACGAGACGCCGACCAGACGCAAGGCTGGAACCGTCTCGACGATCACTGGTGGATCAATCAGCGTTCCGGCGTCAACGTCGCCCGGACCCGCAACAGTGCCATTCGCAAGTTCCTGGCGTTGCGTCCCGCGCCTGAGTGGGCGCTGCTGGTCGATGCCGATATGACGTTCGAGCCCACAGCGCTCGAGTTGCTCATGATGGCGGTGGAGCATTCACGCTCAGATCCCGACATCCCTGACATCAACGTCATCGGCGGTTTGTGTGTGGCGTTCGGCAACAAGGGCGACGGCTCGAACGAGATCCAACTGATCTCAACCATCTTCGACCCAGGCGACGAACGGCCCGGTATCCCGCTGCCACAGTTCCAGATGGTGCCACCGAAGGATGTCAAGTTCAAAGCGGTGCGCCAGGTGTACGGCACAGGCGCGGCGTTCCTGCTGGTGCATCGGCAGGTGTTGATTGACATCGCAGCTGCTGACGGAACGCTGTTTCCGTGGTTCCGTGAGGATCAGATTTGGGACAACCGCCCCGACGTTCAGTACCACGACCGAAACGATTTGTGGATCTCTGAGGATCTGTTCTTCTGTCTCCAAGTGCAGCGTTGCGGGTATCCGATATTCGTTCATACCGGTGTGCAGATCGGTCACGTCAAGTCGATCAAACTCACCGAAGACCTGTGGCGGTATCACTCATCATTGGTGGAGATGGCGTGATTGACATCATCATCCCCACGTTGGGCCGACCGCACAAACTGGCCGGCATCGTGGCGAACCTGGAAGCGGTCACGGTCAACCCGTACCGGTTGCTGTTCGCCATTGAAGGCAAGGACACCGAAACCTACGAAGCCGCCGCGGCGCTCGGTGTCGGCGTGGTGGTCAACGAGCGCACCAAGAACTATTCAGGGGCGCTGAACACCGCATACGAACTCACCGACAACCCGTGGCTGTTCACAGGCGCAGACGATCTGGTGTGGGATCAGTGGTGGGACCGGACGTGTTTGGCGACGGTTGACAACTGGTTTCAAGTGGTCGGCACTAACGACCTGCTGAACGCCCATGTGCTGGCTGGTTGGCATTCCACACATTCGCTGGTGTCCCGCGGGTACCTCGACACGGTTGGCGGTGTTGCCGACATCGGGCCGGGTTCGTTCTACCCGGAGTGCTACGACCACAACTACTGCGATACGGAGTTTGTGAACACAGCGAAGATGCGTGGCCGCTGGCGTCCATGTCTTGACGCCGTGGTCGAGCACGGGCACGTCACATCCGGCAAGGCCGAACCCGACGAGACGTATCTGCGTTCGATCCGCCACTACGACGACGACGACCGGCTGTACGAAATGCGCATGTCGGTCTGGTCTGGAATCTCGCGGTGAGCGTCACGGCGTGCATCCCCACGATTCCGTCTCGGCGTTCGCTGCTGTCTCGTTGTCTTTGGTCGATCCCTGCCGGCTGGAACATCATCGTCGCTGACGGTGCTGGGGCGATGGGCGACAAGCTGAACGCCTGCTTCGAGGCTGCCGAGACTCACCACGTCATCTGCGTTGACGATGACGACTACATGCTGGTCGATGCGAACCCTGGAACTGAGCTCGACTTTGTTGGGTGGCGAATCCTCTACACAGAGAACGGCCGATACTGCGGGTCCGTTGCCCATCGCGGCAACGGCGACACAAGTTGGCAGACGTTCGACCGTGGGGTTTCCCCGAAGTGTCTGGTCCGCACTGAGATCGCCCGAGCGCACAAGTTCGGCAACCACTACACCGCTGACCGTGAATGGTCACAAGCGGTACAGAACGACGTCGCAACACATTGGTTCGTTGATGACAACGTGTACCACTACGACCATTGGACTGAGCACATGGTCGGCACCGACAAGGCGCAGGGCTTGACCGATCGACCGCAACGCGATGTTGGTATCTGGCCGTTCGACCCGGATCGGGTGGTGTGGCTATGAGATGCGTGGTACTTGGTGGCGGTGGTTTTATCGGCTCCAACCTCGCTGCCCGGCTGGTGGCCGATGGGCACGACGTCACCGCCGTTGATGTGGATTTCCCGACATGGCGCACACCACCATGCACAACACGAGTAGCGGACCTGACCGATCCAACCACAGCGATATCAGCGGTTGCCGGTTTCGAGTGGGTGTTTCATCTGGCCGCAGACATGGGCGGTGTCGGTTACTTCCATTCCAACGCCGACCTGGGCGCAGCGATGCTGAACGGGCGCATCACACTCAACGTGCTCGCAGCAATCCGACCGGGGCAACGACTGTTCTACTCGTCATCGGCGTGTTGCTACCCCATCGAAATGCAGATGGGCACACATGCCCCGAAGCTGTCGGAGGATTGGATCGGATTCGGTACCCCTGACGCCCTGTACGGTGCCGAGAAGCTCCACGGACTGCGGCTGTGCTCGAAGGTGACCGACGCCCGTGTCGGTGTGTTCCACACGATCTACGGGCCACTCCAAGAGCACGATGGGCGCAGGATGAAGTTCCCCGCCGCAGTCGCTCAGAAGGCGCGACAGGCACGACAGACAGGCACCCTCGAACTCTGGGGCGATGGTCGGCAGAAGCGCTCATACCTGTACGTGGATGACGCTGTGGATCGCATTGTGCAAGTCATGGAATCCGACCGTTACGACGGCCCGGTCAACGTCGGCGCTTCTGGTGCCGTCACTTGTTTGGAGGTGGCTCGCATGGCTCTAGAGATTGCTGGTGTCCCTGACGCTGAGATCACCACGAACCCGGCCGAACCATCAGGCGTGACCGCACGGGATTGCGACAACACCAAGTTCAACCGGACCTACGGCGCAACACCCGAGACGTCGGTGCGTGACGGCATTGCTGGTTTCGTCGGGTGGCTCGACTCGATCGACCCGCCAACGACGGCGACGCGCACACCGCCACGTAACGCGATGATGCCCAAGCCTGAGAGGCGGTGACTGATGGCATCGCCCACATGGTTGACAGAATCACAACTGAAGGCGTGGCGACGCGACACCACCACCGCTAACACGATCGAGATTCAATCCTCGATCGATGCTGCGTTCGAGGCGTTGAACAAAGCGCTGCAACGTCGCCTTGTCATCGCTGGTGCGTCGTCGGCTCGTGTGTACGCGCCGGATGATTTCGATGTGTTGTTCATTCATGATTGCACCACGGTCACATCGGTCACGGAGAACGGAACACTGTTGGTCGCTGGGACCGATTACCAGCTCGAGCCGCTCAACGGTGTCGATTCGTCAGGGCTGTCTGTTCCGTATTATCGGGTGCGTCGTCTCGGGCGCAACTGGTATCGGGACAACAACAAGGGCACCGTGTCGATTGTGGCGGCTTGGGGTTGGGCTGCCATCCCGTCAGATCTGATCCTGGCGTGCATGATCATCGCGTCTGACATGTTGGAGAATCAGAACATGCGGTTCGGTTTGGCCGCCATCACCGATGCCGGCGGTGTCGGAACACGTGATAACCGGACGGTTCGTGAAGCGATCCTGGCGCATCAGTACGCAGCGAAGACAGCAGGGTTCGCGTGAGTCTCGACCTTGCTGCTATTCATCGGGCGCTAGCCGACCAGATCGAAGCGAACATTGATTCGTCCACGTTCACGGCGAAGCCGTATCCGTCGTCGGTGCCACGTCCATGCATTGAGGTATGGCCCGACACGGAGTACATAGCGTTCTACGCGTCGTCCGGCCCGAACGGTTTATCCGACGTGATGGTCGTGGTCCGTGTGTTTCTGTCGGGTGGTAACGATGAGTCCGAATGGAACACGGCGATGGGGTTGCTGTCGCAGGGGACAGGGTTCACGTCGTCGGTTGCTGATGCGATCATGAACGACCGCACGCTGGGCGGGTCCGTGTCGTCGTGTGTGGTGCTCAATGCCCGCTGGAATCCGGAAGATTCCACGATCGATATCCCAGTGGCGATCCAAACGTTCAAACAAGGGGCTGATGTCTAATGGCTGTATTCGTGATGGTGTCGCCCACGTTGTTGGTGGATGAGTTCTCGATGACGTCGCTCATCGATGGTGTGGCCGAACTAAACGGCACCTGTGAGATGGTGGAGCGCAAACGCGCCGATGGTGGCGGGTTCAAACATTTCTTGCCGGGGCTGAACGAGTTCGAGGCAACGCAGTCGTTGTACGCCGACCCGGCCGATACCGGCTGGATCGACATCGCCCCGTCGACGTTGCGTGATCAGCGCATCGTGACCGCCACCGCGAACAACGGAGCTACCGCAGGCGATTTCCTGACATCGCACCGAGGTTATTTCTCGCAAGTCACCAAGCTGGCCGGTGATGTGGGTGCGTTGGGGATGACGTCGTTCCAAACGAAAGCTTCCGACCCGCCGATCATCGGTGTGGTCGGTGCGCCGTTGGTGTCACGCACAACCGCAGGTTTGACCGGTACCGCCATTGCGTTGACCGGGCCGACCGCAACACAGTCGTTGTACGCATGCTTGCATGTGACCGCAGCGGCTGGCACGAACCTGGTGGTCAAAGTTCAGTCCGATGACAATGGCGGCTTCTCATCGGCAACCGATCGGATCACGTTCTCCACGATGTCGGCGGTCGGTTCTCAGTGGTCGAGTGTGGCAGGGAACTTGTCGACCGAGACGCATTGGCGGATCACTTGCACGATCGCATCTGGGACGTTCTCGTTCCTGGCTGGGTTCGGGGTGGCGTGATGTTCGCTACCTGTTCGTTCGTTCACCTTGATCTTGTCGTCTCGAAAGGCGACGAGTTGCCGGTTGATCATCCGATGGTGATCGCAAGGCCTGATTTGTTCACCGATCAAACCCCCAAGAAGTCAACAAAGAAGGAGGCCTGAACCGTGGCCGTCTATGTCGTAACGTCCAAAATGATTCTGCTCGGCACGGCTTGGACAGGTACCGCCCCCGGCGCTCCTGGCACTCAAACCATTTCCGGCACGATCACCACCACGCAGAACATTTCTGCGTACACGTCGGCCGGTGCTGATGTTGGTTGGTCAACCGACATGGTTGATTTCACCGACAACGCATCGGGCGGCTTCAAAGAGTTCCTGCCTGGTTTGACATCAGGTGATGACATCGCCATCCCGTTGCACGCCGACTTCGCATCGTCGCAGGTGTGGTCGATGCTTCAGACCGTGTTCGGTACGTTGGCTGTGTCGCGCCCCGGTGACGTGGAGCGGTATGTCGATATCAAGCCAACCGTGTCGGCTCGTTCGGCTACGAACCCGTCTGCGGTGTTGGCTGTGTTCTCGAAGGGCATCGTTCCGATTCAGGGCGGTGTTGGTGACAAAGCTGTTTCAGCGCTCACGCTGCAGGTATCGGGTGCCTTTGGCGTTCTGACCGCCTGAGTCATGCCAACCTTCCAATCCGTTGCCGAGTTCAAACGGGCCATCGACAAGATGGAAGCCGACCTGAAAGAACGGCAACGTGCGACCGGTTTGGCGATGGCCGAGAAAGCCAAAGCCGAGGGCTACCGTGCCGCTGCAGCGGATCTTGGTGGTGATCCGAAGTTCTCGGGGTGGAAGCCGTGGTTGGAGTTGAAGGTGAAGTCCGACAAAGACGGCGCGGTGCTGATGCCTACCCGCTCGTCGGCCGGTCCGTGGACGGTGGCCGAACGTGGCCGTAATCAGGGCAACGCATCGGGGTTCTCGGGGCCGGGCATCAACGTACGAACCGGTCTGACGTCTCGCACCAAGTCGGGCGGCATCCGTGCTCAACGTTCGCGTAAGGCGAAACGGTGGAACGGGTACACGCAGGGCAAGGGGACCGCTACTGAGGCCGTGGCACGGTTTGAGCGGTTGACCGCCGACATCCCCGAGAAGCATTTGAAGATTGTTATTCGTCGGCATTTCGACTGATTAGGGGCGACTTGTGGCGAACCGGATAACAACGATCTTTGACTTCAGCGAATCGGGTGGGCTGAAGAAGGTCAAAGCCGACGTCGACGCGACGGATGGCTCGGTCAACAAACTGAAGTCCGGCTGGGCCGGGATGGTCGACAACGTCAAAGCCAACGCTGGGATGTTCGCCGCCGCTGCTGGCGCGGCGCTGGTGACGTTCGGCGTGAAAGCTGTCGCTGCGTTCACTGATGCAGCGCTCGCTGCTGGCAAGTTCTCTGATGCGACTGGGCTGAGCGAAGAGGATGCTTCCCGGTGGATCGAAGTTGCCGGTGACGTGGGTGTGTCGGCCGAGACGATGGAAGGCGCGTTCGTTCGGCTGCAGAAAGCTGTAGCCGCGAACTCCCCGGCGTTTCGTGAGTTGGGTATCGAGGTAGCCAAGAACAAAGACGGCACGACTGACGCCAATGCAACGATGCTCAACGCCATCGAGGCGTTGAACGGCATCAAGGATTCAGCGAAGCGAACCGAGGCTGCATCTCTGCTGTTCGGTCGTGGTTTCGCTCAAGCCGCCGAAGTGGTGCTGGGCGACTCGAAGAAGATGGAAGCCGCATTGAAGGCGGTATCCGATCAGCAGGTGTTCGATAAGGCTGAGGTTGAGAAGGCTCGCAAGTTGCGCGAGGCGCTCGACAACCTGCAAGACACGGTTGAGGGTTTGACGTTGGAGTTCGGCGGCAAGCTTGCCCCGGCTGTCACTGATGCCGCTGAGGATCTGCAAGCCGTCGTTGATGTTGCTGAGGACTTGAAGGTTCTCGACATTGCCGGTGAGATCCAGAAGTGGCTCACCCCAATGTCACAACTGAAGACCTTCGCTGACCTCATCCGCGGCGACGTGGTTTTCAGCATCAAAGACTTTGAGGGTTCTGCTGCTGACCTGCGCGCTGAACTGGAGGAGATGGGTGTCAGCGAGGAGCTGATTATTCAGCAACTCGGTTTGTACGCCAAGAAGCAGATTGAGGCTGCCGAGGCGACGAAGGACACGACCACGGCGACGGGTTCCAGCATTGAAGAGTTGGAGGCGTTCGAGGAGTCGGTGGTCAATGCCGAACATGCGCTGAACTCGAATGAGGCCACGCTTGAAGGGCAAGCCGAAGCACAACGCGCCGCAGCTGCTGCCGCTGATTTACATCGTCAGGCCGAAGAGAACCTGATGAACTACATCAACGGTCAGCTATCGACCGTGTTCAACTACGAAACCGCCACCCACGAGCTCGCCAACGCCAACACTGACCTGGCAGGGAAGATCGCGGAGGTTCAGACCGCCCATGAGAACGGCGAACTGTCTGGCGCAGAGTATGAGACGGCGCTCCGTAACCTCAGGCTCGAAGAGATCTCCACGGCAGAGCAGGCCCGTCAAACGGCGATTGCGTTCGCTGAGTCGAAGGGCGCAGCGGATGGTTCCACGGCATCGGCGCAGTTGCAGAAAGAAGAACTGGTCCGACTACAGGCTCAGTTCCCGTTGTTGCGTGAAGAGATCCAGGCATACATCGACATCTTGAACCGAATCCCTGCGAGCCGCAACACGAGCGTCACCGTGAATGGTGTTCCGACGCAGGCAGTCAGTCGCAACCCGAACGGGACAAACGCGCCGTTCATCCCGTTCGAGGGCGCTGGGGCAACCGGTGCCATCGTGAACCGCCCCACCGTTGCACTGATTGGTGAGTCAGGCCCTGAAGCGGTGGTGCCGTTGAACCGGACTTCCGGCAACACGCCGCTACCGACCGGCATGAGCGCACCTGCTGGCAACACGTACAGCATCACGGTGCAAACCCTGGCCGTGACTGAGCAGACCACGCAGGCGCTCATGGGTGCCATTGATGAGATTGAACGTCGGAGACGGGGCGCGGCATGACGACAACTATCGGCCGTTGCTCGTTGGCGTCGGCACCGTATGACCAGTCGCATTCGGGCGACCGGTTGTCGTTCAGCATCGACATCGTTGGATTGGCTCTAGCTGAGGCGAAGGTTCGCCGCCAGCAGTTGCTCGGGTTGGTCAACAACGCCGACGAAGAGGTAGTGCCGTTCACGTCGTCTGATGACTCAGACCTGGATGGGTTCTATCGGGTGAGTTCGGTGCAGGTCGATCCGACGATTGTGTATCTGCGTGATGGCACGATGCGTTGTCAGATCAGCATGGAACGTGTCGGCGGTGGGTACGCGAAGCCAACGTTCGAGATTGGCATCGTGGCGGCACCCCGCTACCGGGTTGGGGTTGGGACGCTGAACCCCTCTGGGGCAGTCAACTGGCTGGTTTCAGGGATGACCTATGGCGTCGGTGAGTCTGGCGGATATGGGTTTGCGGGCACCGTCGCTCCGATGTATGACGCGACCCGCGACCTTGTGACCGCAACCGGAACGATTGTCAAGATCGACGCCTTCTCAACACTGGCGACGTCTGGCTCATCTGGATTACTGGCGTGTTATGCAGCACCCGCCGACGCATATGCGGGAGCAGCTCTGATTGAGCAGTCAGTCGGGGGCACCTGGTATCCGGTGGTCGGTCGCCAGATCCCCAGGTCTCTGGGGCGCGGGTGGAGAATCTCCAACGGCCTCGTGCGCCTGTCACTGTCTCAGTCCACGCTCGGTTCGTTGCTGATCGAGGTATGGGGCGGGTCGGCGTGGGAGTCGTCGCCGCTACTGAACCGTCGCGACACCGGCGACGCCAACGCCGGATACTACGGGCTGATAGACCCAAACTCTGGCAGCGACACCACGGCCGTTGACCCGGTGATCATTCGCAACTCAGTGGACACGGTGACAGTTCGTATCCCTCAGGCAGCGAGTATGTATGAGACATATTCGATCAGTCGCGGTCAGCCGTTCGCGTCTCTTGATTCCGGCCCGATGGTTCCAGGGCTATCAGGTAGCAACTATTGCACTGGGGTCATGTTGACCTCGGGGGCGGCTGTGACGTCCATTACTACCACGACGCTCGAAGGCGCTGGCGGCACCGTGTGGGGCTTCTACACTGCGACTGACGGGAACGGGAACAAGTTGCTGGTCGGCTGCCCGTCGAGCGGACTCACGCTAACCGCCGCTTCCGGCAGGCTGTACGGCGCTTCTTCGTCGGTGGTGGTGACTCACCTGTTTGGAGCGACCAAAGATCCAACTGGGGCGACTGACGCCGAGTTTGAAACGACCGCCGTGGCAGCGTCTATGTTCACCGCGGTAGCGACTCAGCAGCAGGTGGTTGCCCGGTGAGCGTCACGGAACATCTGATGCGACCCGGCAACGGGTCAATCAACTTCACGCGCGACCTACCGCTCTCCAAGTCTGCTGCGATCATGGCGTTGGTCGACGAGGATGCCGGTGGGGTTGGTGCGCACATCGTCATCACCGGTGTCAGAGTTGACCCGGTTGGGATCGGTGACGCCGCGATGCTGGCCGCTGCCACCTATACAGGCAGGATCACTGCTCGCCCGTCACGCACGTCGTTGGAGTTCGTTGGGCTCGGGGATTGGCTGAACACCTACCTCGACGCCGAAGTGTCACGCACCGCAGGCACCATCACCCAATGGATTGGTGACCTCGACGGCAACGACCTGGTAGCCGGAACCGTCGGTACGGCCAGCAATGTCACGAAGACCTTTCCGGCGCACATCACGACGAAACGTGAAGCGCTCGACACCGTCGCCGGTTTGGGTGGGTGGGAGTACCGGATCATGCCGGACTTCACCATTGACGCCGATGACGCTGCGACCCTGTTTCGTTCACCGCCCGAAGTGGTGGTCACCCGCAAAGCTGAAGGCCCTGACGGTTCACTCAGGGGCGTTGATGGGTCGATGTTGGATCAGGCCATCAACGTCGCCAACCTGGCAACCAAAGCCGTGGCGCTCGCTCAAGGTGTTGGTGAGGCCATCGCCAAAGGCACTGCCACGACAACCCGCAACCTCAACGCACCGCTCGGTTCTAATGCCGAGTTCGTGACCGTGTTCTCTGCCCCTGGTGAAGAGTCCGCCAACGCCAACACCGCGGCCACGAACTTTCTGAACTTGCAGGGGATGCGCCGCGAGGTCAACGTCTCGAGCCGCACCCATCATTTGCCCCGGTACGTGGTGCCAGGCGACTACGTGTACATCTACGACATTGCCAGCGGGTTGGTGGACACGACAACGCAGGTGCAGTTCCGTGGCGAAACCATCTTCCCGGCAACCGTCCGCTGCCTCAGCCTGACGTGGCCCATCGAGCGTGGGTGCGGTGTCTACATCCGCTCCAACGCCGCCGTAGGTTCAGCCACGATCATCGATGTCACCGATTGGGTGGAATGGGAATCAGGTGACACCTGGTGGACGGTAGGTGATTGGAACCCACCGAACTACGGGCGGGTGAACCGCACCAACCCCGAGATCGAAGAACGCATCGGCATTTCGTCCGAAGTCCCCGGCGTCACCTACCACGGTTCCATCAACTCCGGAACCAGCGTTGTGTACGCCGGCGTAGCTGGTGGGATGAGGGTGTACCGCATCAACCTTGTTCCAACCGGGGCGATAGCCGCATACACCACGCTCGCGACCTTGCCGACAGGGTTCAGACCGTTGACGCTCGGCGCACACGGTGGCTCACGAAACGAAACCTCTGGCGCTCTCGGCGCATCGTTCGTGGCAACCGATGGAACCGTGTCGATTGATACCGCAACGGTGAACGGGCAGACCGTTGCATGTCACATGATCGGGGCAGCATGACCACGTTCACCTACAAGCGTTCCGACGAGTGGGGCATCCGTTGGGCTCGCCCACCCATCGCAGAGAAACTGCTCGACCCCGAGTGCTACGTTCACCACTCGGCCGGCGCTCACGTCAACGACGCGGCGACAGCGTTCCGTAACCTCAACGAGTACGCCATCACTCAGAAGGGTTACAGCGCACTCGATTACGACATCCTCGTTCATCGCAACAAGATCACTGGCGAAGTGACCATCGGCGAAGGGCGCGGCAAATGGATGTCGGCGGCGACCGCTGACCGCAACGAGCAAGGCGAAGCGGTATGTGTGCTCGGGTACTTCCACCCCGGCCACACGTTGAGTAGACAGCCTCACCCCGACGAACTCGAGGGCGTGGCGCTCGGCATTCAGTGGGGAATGGTCGAAGGTTGGATCTCACCCACGGCAACGATTCTCGGGCACCGCGAGAACCCTGCGCACCCTGGCGCTACCGGTTGCCCCGGCGACTACCTGTTTGCACACATGCCCACCATCAAAGCGCGTGTTGCTGAACTCCAGAAGCCTCCGGTGGTCGTTGTGCCACCTCAACCCCCGAAGGACGACGACGACATGACCACAGCAGTGATTTGGGGACCAGAAGGATATGCGAACCGGTTCCTCATCGGAGCCGGTGACGTGATTCACCTGTCACCGAAACTCAACGCCCATTACAAGTCGCTCGGCGTGCCAGAGGTAACCGGCGACGACCACGATTTAACCCTCGAAACCGTGCTGTACGCGTCTGGGTTGAATACGTCCGACCTGGTGCTCTGATGAACGACGCTGACACAGCGGTGTTCTGGCTGAACATGGGTTGCGCCGCCGTGTCATGCGCTATCAACGCCTACGCCGCATTCGTCAACGACCCACGCTGGCGACCCTTCAACGCTGCTGTTTCTGCGATGTCGCTGCTGTTCGTCGGCGGGTACATCTGGGTGATTACCACCGAAGACGTGACGTCATGGTCACGGGTGTTCCGTGGTGTGTCGCTGGTGGCGTTCCCTCTGGTCTGGTGGACTCCGGCGCTGTTGTCCATGCACATCCATCAGCGCGACATGCGCAAACTCGACAACGCAGGAAAGCAGATCCGGCTGAAACAATGAGCAACTGGGCGGTCCTCATCATTGGCTCGCTCGGTGCGCTGTTCACCGGTGCCGGCGGCTTCTACATCGGGTTACGAAAGGTCCGGTCCGACGTTTCACGTACTGAGGCTGACGCCCGGTTGGCGGATTCGGCAGCATCGAAGACGGTGGTCGACGCAGCACTGCTGCTGCTCGAACCGTACCGGGTGCAACTGGAACAGCAAGCCAAGACAGTCGAACGGGCACACGCCCGCATTGACACGTTGGGCGCTGAGGTTGAAGTGCTCCGCAACCACATCGACAGTCTCGAAACGATCATCAAGGGGCAAGGCTCCGTGCCGCCACCCCGTCCCACATTCGGAGGGAATCACCCATGAACCAAATCGCGAAAGCCATCGCCGGTGCGATCACCGCTGCAGGTACCGGCATCATCACCGCCGCGTCTGATGGAGGGATTGTGCTGAATGAGTGGTGGACGATCTTGGGTGGAACCTTGGTGGCTGGTGCCGCTGTTTGGTATGTGCCGAACGGTGCGACCTCGTGAACTCGTTTCAAGAGCGCATCGGTGTCGGTTCCACGAACTACGCGCTCGGTCGCACACCGAACACTCGCAAGGTGACGATCACCGCCGAGGAGGGACCGCGCAAGGGCAAGACCGCTGCGATCCAAACCGAACACAAGTCTGGCCGTGTCGACGCTCAAGTGCTCGTTGATCCGATCCGTCACAAACTCTCATTGAAAGGCAACCCATGAACCGTGAAGAACTCGAACTCGAAACCCAGCACCTCGAAGCGACTGAGGAACTGCTGGCAGCGAAGCAGGCCCATGAGGCCAAGCCAACTGACAAGACAG